TGTCATGTGTTCGTTTTCCGGTATTTTTCATAAACCAGGGTTGCGCCCGTCACTTCGCCATTCATTCGATTGACGATGGGATCACCAGAGATAAAAGACCTGGTGAAGTAATGGGTCATGCCCGAGAACTCCTCGATGAGCGTGCCATCGAAACGCTCGCCTGAAAGGAGAGCATCAAAGTCCATGCCGGTATCAGCAAAGCTGATTTCACAAGTGCCAGGCTTAACAGTTGCCGCGCGGTCCACACTGCCATCCTGATTGGCAATCGGCTCAATCGATGTTCGGGATGGCGACATACTGACGTTCGCACGGAGCGCGATTAACGTGCCATTGGAAAGACGGAGAGTCATCCGTCCGCCAAAATCATTGCTCATGGATCAATCCTTTCGTGAGCGACCGCTTAGCGGAACTGGCTGTAGACGCGCGCGACACCTGCGAAGATATCGAGGGCATTGACGAAATCGAGCGGCAAATGCGCATCGACGCGGTTGGGGTTCTCGGTATTTCGCAGAACCACCATCGCCTGAAGCGCAGCGTCACTGTTTTCCAGCACGCCACTCATCGACGCATAGGAGTGGTACAGCGTCGCCTTGATATCCTTCACCGTCGAGATGGCATCGAGGTTATCAGGGTTGCTGTCAGCCAGCGCCTTGTTGGAATGTTCGTAAGCCAGATCCGCGCGGAATTTCTTCAGTGCGTAAGTAAGCTGAAACACTCGCTGAATGTCGCGGAAGGTGGTGTCTGGCGCGCCGTTGGTTGTTTGCTGGTGCGTAACGATCTTATCGATGCACACATCGCCGCCACGGTTGACGCTCCAGGTCGAGACACCGTTCCCGACGAAAGCATTGCGGGTCGCATAATCCGGCCAGTACAACCGGTCGCGCGGTGCAGAAATGCCCTCGACGACAAGACCAGTCTGGTTGCGCGAAACGTCACCATTCGAGCCGCCACCAAGCCATGGTGCGATACGGGCAACAAGCGCCGCCACCCATTCATAGTCAGGCTGCGCAAAACCACCGCTTGAGAAGCGCGGGATCATCGTCAGGTGCCAACTGTTGCGAGCCAGCGAGAAGGTCGTCAGGTTCGCGCCGGTATCCGTCTTTGGATAGAAGGCGTGACCGTAGATCTGTTGTGCATACGACCAGCGCCCCGAGACTTCACCGAGGAAGTCATCAAGAATAGCAAGGTTGGTGGCATCACCAAACGGGCACACAATGATTTCAAACGGGTCGTCGCTAAGGGCGGCGAGAATATTGGTCAACGATGGCGCACCAGCACCAGGCGTTGCGGTCGCAAAGGTAAGCAGACCAGAGAAAGCATTGATACGGTCGAGGATAGGTACATAGACATCCAGACCGCTGGCATAGGTGCCCTTATGCCGCGCAGTCAGCGTGACCACGTTTGTTGCGACGGTCGCAGTGAAAGGCAGGCTCTTGCCTGTCAGGCGGTTGTAATAGCTGTTGATCGCAGCACCAAGCGCAGTAGCAAGCTGCGCAGCCGTCATTGCTGCTGGCAACTCAACCGAGACATCTTCACCGGCAATCTGCAGAACACCCTGCCCGCCTTCAGCTAGAGGCGCACCAACGGTGATTGTGCGGATCTCGGCTGTTCCGCTGTCTGCAACGCGACCGAGCCAGATCTCCTGTGTTGGCGCGTTCTTGCGGGCAGCAATAAACATGCTCTCCAGCATCGAACCAGCACCAGCAAGAATACGGGCATCATTGCGCGTGTTGCAGATGACAACGCCGTTTTCGGGCAGATCGCCAGCAGTAACGCCATGGCCGAGGATCAGCATGCGTGTTTCCGCTTCGAACTGACCACCGGACTGCACATCGAAGGTGAAGATCGGAGCCGTCAGATTGGCAGGAATATTGGATGCCATTATTTGGCCCCTCCATTTTTACCGGTAGCGACCGGTGTTTCGACTTTGACGAGGTCGCCATCGGCAACGAGGCGCGCCTCCCAACCAGAGGCAAAATTCACCGATCGCCCATCTTCCGGCCAATCCGGCTGGCCATGGGGCATCGGCACGCGCTTGCCCGGCGCGGGTTTGTAAATATCAGGCATGGGAAGGCTCCAGATCAGGAGGAGGGAAAATTGACCGTAGCACCCGGCACGATACTGCCGGTGCGCATATCGACGCCCTCAAGCGGCGTTACTATTTGGGTTGGGAAATGCTCTGCGAGTGCCAGTAGTTTGCCACGCGCGTAAGATTGATCAGGAAGTGCAGCCAGCACCGAGGCGCAAGGCTCCGGCAGGTTGCCATCCTGAAATTTATCATCACGGATCGAGCATCGTACGACCATGGTGATGCGCTGCCACCTCACACCAAGCGAAGGAGCCGCAAACGTCTCCTCCTCGATTGAGATGATATGACGGACGATCTGTCGCCACACGCTGCCCTGCGGGCTTCGCTCCAGAAGGAAGCGAACCTGACTGCAAAGCGCACCCAGCACCAGACGCGCTTGCGGATCTGTATCCGCCGTTGCGTCAGCGCCATCGCCATCAGCAACCGCCAGCTCTGCAACGATTTCCAGAGTTGCTTCTGCTGTCGTGTCCCAAGCCGCCGAGGCGTTACCGGCCAGTTCAACCTTGCTGCGCGCCGTATAGAGCGCCAGTACCGGCGTGTATTCCCTTTCGGGGTCAAGATCCTGCAGGGTGACTTCGCGGCTATCGAGAACGTTACGACCGGCAAGGGTCGGATATCCGTCATCGTTGAGCAACGCCTGCGTCGGACACAGGGTCTCGATCGCAGCGAGCCGCAAAGCTTCAGCAGAAAGCATCACTCACTCCGGTAGTGTTTGAACGATCGACATAAGGGCGAGCACTGTACCCAACCCGTCAGGATCCGCTTGACCAATCAGGAAGACTGACCCGTCATCAATCCGCTTCATGTAAAAGCCGGTACTCAATGCCTTGCCAGCCACAAGCGTAATGGACGCCTGTATCTGCGGAGAGCGATTGAGCATTCGACCGTTGCCAGTGAGCGGTTGAGCCTTGGACTCGTTTTCCAGCAGCGTGTTCTGAAAGAATGTCGCGACCGTTTCGTATTCGGCACCAGGCACAAGGCTTGGCTTGTCGTTCGGGCCAGCGGTCTTGCTGACCGGATAGATCATGACCGCTTTTCCATGCACCCGCTCCACCACAGAGCGGGACTTTATGGCGAGACGTTCAAACACGTTCAGCATCGTCAGACGGTCGTCGGTCCGAGAAGAACCTCACCGAATGGTGAGGGGTTGGCAGCAACCGCAATGGCGATGCCGATAAGGGTGTTGCTAGAGGCTGTTGTGGTGGCGACCTTGTTTGTCGCATCCCAGTAGATCTTTGCGCCGACAGTCCAGGCCTGCGCATTGGTCTTTGGAAGCTTGTAACCGCCCTTGCGCTGGATGGCGATCATCGTGCCTTCAGGCGCTGTCACGCTGGAAATGCCAATGAGAGAGCCGATGATGACTGGCAAACCCGAAACAACACCGCCGACAGGTGCCGGTACGTCGATGGAGTCGCCTTGCTGGAGATAGTTTTTCATTGGGGAGTCCTCAACAAAAGAAAATGAACGGAGAGAAAGGGGAGCCCCGGCTAATGATGAGCCTGGGCAGGCAGGTTATTGGCCTGGGTTTTTGAAGGCGTAGCGGAAGTCGGTCGCACCAGCGCCGAAGTCATGCTCAACAGACATTGCCATGCCCTGACGGCCAAACGGGTTTTCGATCCGGACGCGCGGCGCTTCGTAGCCTTCGAGGTAACCCCAGCGCCAGTTGCTTCCGGCATCTGGATTGTTCAGCAGGTACCAGTCATTACCGGTGATCTGAGCTGTTTCCTTCGGATCCAGCTTGCCGCTGAAGATATTGACCGTGGAGATAGTCGCAGGGGTGATCGATGCAACAAGCATCTCAGCAGCTGTGATAGTTTCCGGACCCGTCAGCAAGGTGCTTGGGCGGTTGATCAGCAGCGGGTTGCCATCCATGCTCTTCTGGGTCGACATGGCCTTGCGACCAGCAGCAACAGATTCAACCGAGATTGCAGCGCCAGCAGCGGCAAGGTTACCATGATCTACATGGAATACAGTTTTGCCGTCGGCAAGCCTGCCGTTGAAGGCCTGGCTGTAGAAGATGATTTCCTCAAACAGCGCAACCATAGTCCCGTAGTCAGAGAGCGCATTTGCGATCGCACCAAGATCATCATTGATCATCAACTGGCGGGATACAGAAATGGCACGAGCGTAGGAGAGAACAGAGATCTGCTCTTTACCTTCCGTCAGTGAGCCAAACTTGATTTCACCGTCTTCAAGCACCTGCTTAAGCATCGGGAAATCGCCGACCTTCACAGTCGAATGCGGACGGAAATCACGGAAGTCCTGACGGCGCGCGATGCTGCGGTATGTCGGCTGAGCAAGGGCGTAGCGTCCCTCAAGCGTGCGGTTGATTGACCCCTCCAGAATAAGAGGGAAATCCGAGGTGGTATGCGCCGCGCGCGTCAGAATGTCTTCCGCTTCTCGCGCGTTACGGATCATACCGCGATGACCGACACACTCGGCGGCAACCGCCAGAATGCCGTTACCCATGTGACCGCGCGCCGCAGCAGATGGACCAGCAGCAGGAACCGGCGCACCAATGCGATAAGAGAGCGCTTCGATCTGGGCTTCACGTCGCGTATCAACTTCATCCCGGAGAACACGACCAGGTGCAGTCTGATTTTCGTTCGAGCGCTGCGCTAGATGATCGAATGCGCGTGTCCGGAAAACATCCAATGCCACGCCTTCGCGAATGGCAGTCTGGATGACATCGACCGACATTCCTGCGCGTGTGCCAAGATCCAGAATATCTGCGGAGCGCGCCGCAAGGCTGGAAGTGTCGTCAGGTGCGTTGCCACGCTGACTGTTTGCCAGTTCTTCAGCTTCAGCTTTCGCAATTTCCGCACGCTTGTCTTCAATCTGGCGCAGGAGGAGAGCATGATCATCCTGAATGGACCGCGCCGCATCCGGCGAAATGTCGTCAGTAATTTCCGCGACCTTGGCAGCCGCGCGTGTCACAAGGCCATCCAATTCGAGCCGGAGGGCGACAACCGAGGCTGCAGCCGAATATGGCGCGGAGTGGGACAACATATCGCCCCAGGCAGGGGATGTGGACAGCGGATGATAGGCGAGCGCAAGCACATCTGGAGATGCGAAGACAAGCATAGTCAAGGCAACAGAAAGGGCGCACACCGCCGCAATGATGCTGTAGCGTTTCATGGTGATTTCCTGATTTTGAAAAGCCTAGCCCACAGGCATGAAAGGGCATGCTGCCGAAAAGCAGCGTTGGCAGAGCAAGGGTTAGCGCGCCATCATTACGGTTGCTTGCGCCAGCCGCATGCGGATGCGACTGACTTCGTTTTGATCCATGATCGAACGGGTGACCATGCACTCATAAAGTTCTTGTTTCTCCAGATCGCCAGCGGAGCGGATCTGAGCACCGGCATCAAACGGGATAGGTACCGCTGAAATTTCCCAAGGCTCCCAGTCGATGACACGATGAAGGGGAACCTTGCCTTTACGGTCCATTTTCTCGACCGCATGGGTTTTGTAACCGACCGAAATGTTACGGATAACGCCGTCTCGAATATCCTGAACAACGCCTGCCGCCTCGGTACGACGCGTCAACTTGACCTTCGCGGTTCCCTTTCCTTTTTCAACCTTGGCACTTCCAGGAACAACGGAGCCGAGAACCGAGCGCAGGCTGAAAATATCGTGGCTGTCGAGGAACGGTGCGCCGCCGTTGAGCCGTCCGAGGCGAACAGCCTTGTCGTTGACGACAAGCTCCTCATCAAAGTCACCGTCAATCCACGTTCTGCGTCTGCCAGTCGAACCCGTTGTGAAGATGACGTCGATTGTGTTCTCCGCTTCATCGAAAGAACCAGACCGCACCTCGGCATCCCGCATGAACTGCGGCAATCTTATAATCTCACTCATCGTCTTTATCTTTCGTTTCCGGAGATGCAGGCGGGGAGCCGGCAATCGGTTGGCGAGGATCAATGTCGAACTTGATGTTGTGGGAATCGCAAAAGCTCTGAAACGCCGCACTGTCAGTTACGACTTTTCGCCAGTCCCGCCCCCATCCCGAGATAAACTCTTGCGGTGACATTCGACCTGCGCGGACCGCAGCAATGTCCGCATCAAGGTCTTTCTTCGGATCGATCGGTTCGACAGCTGGCATCACGTGCGTGATGCGATATCCACCTGTGATCGGCCGGAGTTTTCCCGCTAGAATTGCCCGATCCTCGAAACGTCGATCGACCTTTCTGCACAGATTGGGCACCAGGCAGTGCCACTGGATTTGTTCGACCAGACGCCGGAACTCGATCTTACCTGCACGCAAGGAACTGAAGTTTGCCTGTCGAAGATCACCGGTCAGCTGATCGTAGGTCATGCCCGCGCCAGCGGCCATTGCCTGCATCCCCGCCATGTAGGATTCGCCAAACACCGATTGTGATGAAGGGTTGGCAAACTGGATTTCGTTCTCGCCGATGTCGACGATCGTACCCGGCTCGATGCGGGTAATATTATTTCCCGCGCTATCCTTCTGCGTCTGGAAGGGACTGGCACCGCCACCTGTCGTTCGGTGAATAAAGCCCGCATAACTAGCTTGCGTTCGCTGTTGGACGATCGCAGCTTCCATCATGTCCTGAATTTCACGAGCCGTCAGAAGGATTGGCGCGAACCAGGTAATGCCGCGCACCTGACCAAACCGGAGAGGACGATAGACGTGACAAAGCTCATCCCACGGAACCAGCTTTGAAGCTTCAATGCTGGTCACATTCATTTCGCCAGGGTGGACTTTATGAAGGTACAAACCTTCACGAACACCCCACTCGCCTAACTTCACGCCCAGCCTGACATCATCACCCTGCGGCAATGACACGCGCGAACTGTCAATACTGTCGCCTTCAAGCCCTTGCACTCTCAACGAGAGAGGTCCGTTTTTGTCAAACGGCATGTCGATAAAGCGCAGAACACAGTCTCCGCCCTCTGCCATTGAGCGCATCGACAGTGCCTGCAGGGCACCATAGGGAAGGATGCCTTCGACATCTGCATTCTCTTCCCACTCTTCCCGGACAAGCTTGTATTTCTGGTCATCGGCATCAGAACCGGAGTCGGGGACACTCATGATGCCGGTACCGACAACATGGGAGGTCAGAACATCAAGGATGCGCTGGCCAGCCCAGCTATCTCGAACAAACTCGCGAGCTCTGTTTCGCAGCGTAACAAATGCCGAACCGACTTCCACGTTCGCAGAAGTTCCCCTGCCCTTCCAACCTTTGTTTCGCCTGCCAGATTTTGCAGCTGCATATTCGCGTTTATGAAGCGCAATCACCTGTCGAGCCGCAGCTCTGTTAGCTCCGGCTACAGGATCAAAAATCGAAACAATGTTATCGATGAGGTTCATCAATATCCGCCTTCATATTCCGTGAGCATTACGCGATTGTCAGAGCCGGGTCCCGCAAGTTCACCGATGATAAGATCGCGAACCCGGAGTTGATCAGACAGGCTCTGATATTCGACCTCATGAGTTTGGAAGCGTACGCGTTTTGCACCGGTCGAGATGGCTGCGTTGATTGCGTCAAGATCGGCCTGCGTCCACGCCATGCTACTTTCTCCTGCTAATCGTCATCCTCCATGTGCGATGACCGCATAGGACGATGAACGGGCAAATCTTCTTCTTCGTGTAGTACAGGTTGCGGCGGGGCTTGCTCGACCTGCGCTCTCACTTGCGCAGATGCGACGTGAGGTGCAGGTGCAAACAAGTTCGGATTGAACACCTCTTCAGGCACGCCGCGCATGGCAATCAGCTGCTGCCATTCATCAGGGCCCATCCTGTTGACGCCGAGGTAATCACCGAGGGCATCCCCGTAGACTTCACAGTCCAAAAGGTGGTTTTCATAACCGATACGCGGAATCCACTTCTGCAGGCCTTTGGCTTTCGCCTTGCCGCCTTTGCTTTTCGCGGTCTCATAACCGAGATATTCAGAGGTGATCTGCTTGAAATATTCCTCATCCATCCATTCGCCAAAATGGCAATAACCAGGTGGATCAGCATCTTTACCAGCAGCGCGACCTTCCTTGCGCAGGTTGGAGTAGAAAGCACCTTTTAGAGACCAGGTACCAACACCCCACAGCATGACGCCGTTGCGAATGCGTTTGCCGTTCCAGTTGATATCCTGCGGTGTTGGCTGTCCGATCGGAGGCCTTGACCAACCGTCGAGACCCTTGAGACAGAACACACCCGCCTTTCCGCGCGCCCAAGTGTAGACCACGTGAGCGCGGTAACCGGTGTCAATGCCGAAGGCGTCAATCTGCCGTGTTCTGCCGAATGCGTCCTGCCATTGCTTCTGGCGCAGCTCCTCCAACTTGAGGAATGCGCCTGCGTCTGGCTTATCAGTATCGCCTTCGATGTAACCAGCATCGACCCGCCAGCTCTGCCCATCGGGCCCGTAAGCCTTAAACAGATACCAGATACCCTTCATCTGCACGTCAGCAGTACCGACGAAAATCAGACCGTTGGATGGGATGTACCCGCGCCGCAGATCTTTCGCACGCCGCTCCATCAACCGTACATGATCTGGAGCATCACCACGCATGTCAAACGCCAGTCCGAGCGTTAGATTGAAGAACGTCTTCAGCTTTTGTGGGTCGCCGTTGGTCGCGTTGAACCGTTCGGCAATTTTCTCCCAAGGCACAAACGGCGAAGTCAGCGCATCGAAATGATAGGACGGGTAAGCACCAGCCCGTGAAGCCTCCGGTATCCACTTACCTTTGCGATACAGCGCAACCTTTTCGTGGCTTTGCACGATTGAGCCGCAGCACGGCGTCGCATAGTACGGCTCGTAAGGAAACTCATCGTTGAACCGGAAATACTGCCGGTCAAAGACAAATTTGAAATGCTCGCCGCAACCAGGGCACGGCATGTTCCAGTAACGCTGGTCACCGGCCATGAACTTGTCGTCGATCTTCGACGAACCTTTCACGGTCGGCGTGGAAACGTAAGTCCGCAGCCAATCACCAGAAACAAGGAACGACTCCTGTCGCGCCTCGATCATGCCGAACGGGTCACCCTGTCCGTCAAGATCTTCCGGGTACTCATCGATTTCATCGAGAAACGCTTTGCGGATCGTCGATGAGCGCAGGTCAGCAGAAGAATTCCCGATCGCCAGTTTCAGCGAGCCGCCCGGAAAGCGCTTTGCCAGAGCCGTCGAGCCTTCACCTGATCGGCTGGTTTGTTCGCGGACAATCCTTTTCAGTCCCGCCGTCTGCTGCAGCATGACCGACAGCTTTTCGCCGTTGAATTCCTTAAGCGCATTGGTCGTGGGTTGCACGATCATCATGCGGCACGGATCGTGCGCAATCGAATACGCTACCGAACACAGCATCAGTGTGGTGAAACCGGTCTGCGCAGACTTCCGCACAGCGATTTCATTCTGGCCGCTTTCGACCATCGTCATGAGCAAAGGCTCACGGATGTGAGGCGTCAGGCTGTCATCCCAATTATCGAATGCACGAGGCCCGTCCGGAACAACAATGGTCCGCGCATACTCAACTGCGTCCAGCCGTTCGGGAGGCATGATTGCAGCGGCCAGCGCTGCGGCAATGACCGCCAGCGCCGAGCGCTTCAAGGTGACCTGCATCACTCATCCCCATCGAAATGGATATTGATGTTGACGCCATCGGCTTCTGCTTGTGCAGCTTCACCGGCCAGCGCCATCAAATGTTCTGCAACCAGCTTACGCTGCTCTGCAATCTTGGTGCGGATTACGCGGCGCAGATGCGGCTCACCCTTTCGGCTGGCGTCCATCAAATCATCAACCCACTGCATCGGCGTGCCGAGATCTCGCAGCACCTGGTCGCAGATCTTGATCAGCGCACCTTCAATGCCGTTCTCGCCCTTCACAGGAATGACGAGGCCGCTTCGTTCCGCGAAGTCCAAGGCCTTGAGGCGCGCTTCGTATTTGGCACGCTCGGTCTGTGCATCGCGCAGTCCGGAGTTTTCCGAGCTGCCTTCGTCGCGCTTGGTCTGCGCACCGATTTCCTTTGCCGCATCGCCAACCGCACCAACTGCACGATCGTAAGCAGCCAGTTCAACCAGGCGCGACCGGCCTTCACGGCGTGTCGAGATCCTGCCCTCTTCCTCAAGCCGGTTCACGCGTTCGGCCACGGTCTGTCTGGTCAACCCTTTGCGTTGGGCCAGCTCAGCGACTGTTATCCAGAGGCCACCGTCAATCGGCAGGCTATGCTGTGCATCTGTTGCCATTTGAGTCAGGTCGTCAGCTTTCGAGTCAGGTGAGTCAGGTCAGTTTTTTGCGCGCCGTCACTAGCGAAATTTCGGGGTCGCCCCGCCCCGCATGGCGGGGGTATCGGGGAAGGACCCAAAGGGGGGTGGGGGTCGACCGGGCGACCGATCGGGTCAGGAGCCGGCTATCGCGGCAGCAGCCGGTCGATCTCATGAAGGACACGAGGGGCCAGATGATCCTGAATGATCTCTGCCAACACCTTCAGGAACACATCCGGGTTGTTGGTCACGTCATGCGCAGGGTTTGGCCCGTACAGTTCCTTGATCGGAAGCCGTGCCTTGCCTTCGCGGATCATGACACCCTGATGCCCGCTGTCCATTTTTGCGATGAATGCGGACTTGTAAGACCCTCTGGCCTTGACCCGCACACCGACTTTCGTTTGCGTTGCGCCCAACTTGTAGAGGCCGATCCATCCAGACCGCTCAACAATCTCGATCGAGTTGCCACCGGCATTGAAGTAGGCGGTTGTCAGCGCCCGGATTTCCTTCTGCGAAAGCTTCACGCGTTCCGCCGATCGCTTGACCACACGTGTCTTGGCCATATCGCGCATGCGGCGCATGGACCGTGCCAAGGCCTTAGACTTGATATCACCCGGTAGACGACTGATCGCCCTGCCCAAGGCCTCAAGCTCTGAAGTGTCAAAGGTTAGTTCGGCGCTCATAACCTTAATACGCAAAGAGGCGACCGGTTAAGGTCGCCTCATCAAGTCCGCCATAATCTCATAGCTGTAGCACTGGCCCTGAATCGGTGTCTCGCTTCGGGAGACTGTCAGGGTGGGGTCCGGGCGCTAGAGCAAAAGCCCGCTAAGAACCGGATCGACCATGGAGCGATTTGTACTCACAACTTCTCCAAGTCCGCAAGTGGGATGTTTATCGATTTTGGTTTCCCGAACATCGTCGTCGTCACCACAGCGTCACCTTTGCCAGCCTCACCGAAGGCGACGATCTCCATCACGAAACCACCGAACGGACCGGACGCCACCCTGACCTTTTCACCCTTAGCAAAGACCGGCGCTGGTCGCTTCCAATCGTACTCGCCTCTATCTGCCTTCTCTTTGAAATCGCAGATAGTTTCGACACTAACCTTGAATGGCTTTCCGTCAGACATCAGGACGTTTTGCACATGATCAAACGACCGTATTCCCTCGATTGCTTCGCCGGTTGGTGAGCAGAATACGAAGACAAGACCGTTAAAAACCGGGATCGAGGTCGCTGGCAAAACACGGTAGCGGCGCTTGCGCTCAGGTCCCATTCTCATGATCACGCACGCACAAATTCCCGCCGCCATCATCTCATTTTCCACAGCCAGTTCACGTCCATAGGCCACCTGGACAATCACCCACGCTGAATCATGGCGATTTTCCGCTGTGGTCAGGCTGGCCGATTCGCGCCACCGAGCGACCTTGGCAGCCTCCTCAGCGATACGATCCAGCTTAAGCATGCCTTTAAGGGAAACGTGTTTGGATATGTCGTCGAACTTATGCTGCATCATCGTTCCGCCCCTCAATCACCGTTCGTTCAAACTCAGCCATCGCATCGGCCACCGCCACATCCAGATCATCAGCGCCCTCATCGACATGAGGAAGCCAAAGCCACTCCAGCCCCGGAGCGTGTGGCAACCATGGCCAGCCCTTGCGCTCATGCAGCCGTTGCCATGCAGCCGCCACGTCGCCACCAACATGCGCCTTTCCAAAGCCCTCAGAGATCCGCAGCAACGCAGGCGTTACGGTCATGCCTTTGTGGTCAGAAGCCCGCTCGTGCATGGTGTTGACCTTTGGCCAGCCATATTTCTGCTTACGCTCAAGCACGATCTGGCGAGCGACATCACCGCCAGCATCCAGCATTCGTTGCTGCATGGCAGTTGGCGCTGGCACCGTGGTGGCAATAGGTTGGGTTAGCTCAAACAGGCGCAGCGCATGCCAAGGCCGTGAGAAAGGCTTGTGCATTGTCGGCAGGGCAACGTCAGATTTCGGGTCATCCAGCTTTTCCCAGTCTCGGCCATTCAGGTACACACCGGCATACGGCACCCTCACGCCCTTGGTGGCATTGGCCCGTTCGATGTAGAGCGGCGACTTGGCAATGCATTCGGCTCGCTGTTCTGGTGTCAGTGCCTGCCAAGCCTTCTCGGCAGCATGGGTGCTGTCGCTCTTGCGGGTTGGCCAATCGCCGTACCAGCGTTTGAATGCACGGTGCACGGCTCTAGCATCTTCACCAGAAACACTTTCCCGCGCGTCTCCCTCTTGCTCAAAATCAGTATTTTCTAAGTTTGAGTTATTACTATGTGCCGATTTTACCGGCGACGGAGAAACCGGCGACGGTTTTACCGGCGACGGCATTTCAGTCTGCGGTAGAAATGCAACACTCTCGTTTTCCGCACCTTCAGCAGCAGTGCGCGGCTCATCGTAAATGACGAACGAGGCGGCGCTAAAACGGCCATCCTCGCGCGTCTGCTCGCGTTCCGCGTAACCAGCATCAACCAGTTCCGAAATCATCTTGCGCGCCTTGTCGCGCCCGCAGTTACCCTTGTTGACGATATCCCCGATCACGACCTTCCAGTGATCAGGCTTCGACAACAAATAGCCGAGCAGCCAGCGCGCATCCATCGACAGGCGCGTATCTTCAAACACGTGGTTTGGAATGGCGGAGTAGCGCGCGTTGCGCACCCCGCGACGGATAGAAGCTTCACCGCTCATACCAAGCCGCCTTTCTTCACCAGCAACTTGAGAAAGCCCCGCGCAGTGATGATCATCTGCTCGATTTCGCCCGGTATCTTGCCGTCCAGGTCGCGCGCCGACAGCAGCCCGGAGATCTCAAGGTCAACCAGCTCGACACCGCGCATGAAGCGCGCAGCGCGCAGCACACGGTAAATGTTGGTCTGGTCGCGATAGAAGATGAAGGCAGGTACACTCAGGAGCCATTTCGCCCGCTCAGCATCGTTGCTGCATTCCTGCAGCTGTTCAGTTATTGGCAGCATCCCCGTCATGCTTTCACCTTTTCTTTCCAAGCCTGATAGTCCGCGCGCAGATCGATAAACGCTGTCTGCGCCCGTGCCTCGCGGTTCAATTGTGTTTTGCTGTTGATGCGCAGAACCCGCTTGAGCGCGGCGTCTGCCTGTTTGGCGTCGTAGATCGCGCCTTCCGTATCCTTCCGCTCAAGGAAGCGGTGAAAGAGCGGTTCATTGCAGAGAATGGCGGCGTTGGCCGCAAAGTCGCCGTTCCGCAGCCTGTCCATTCCTTGCTGTTGGTTCGGTTGTTGCTGACCTGACCGCAGCGCGTTGATTGCCCTTTGGCGAAGGGTCAGAAACAGAACTGTGTTTTCAAGCGCACCGGTTATAAGCGCCACCTCATCAGGCAGCGCATCCGGATAGATGGTGCAGATGACCGTCCGTTCGCCCGTAGAACGTTGGGTCAGGATGTGGACTTGATCACCATCGGTATCAGCCGACCAAGTGTCGCCAAAGCACCGGTCAGCGATCAATGCCAACCGGTGGACTTTCGCCTTTTCCCGATTCAGTGCGGCTTGTGCTGGCGAGGTCATATAACAGCCTCGCTAAGAAGTTTGACAGACGCTGATGTGACGTGCAGATGCTTCGTGAGCACAATCATAAGATGGGGGTCAACGTTATGAATTTTGAGGAATTCACAGCACTCAACAAACCGTTCAAGTCTGCGGAGCCTCTGCCGAATGTGAACGTCAGGCACATCGATATTATCAGGGCAGCCTACTCTGCAATGAGTGAGTACCTTTATGACGTGCTTTCGGAACGACCTGATGCCGCTTCGTTGCAGCAACTGATTGAATCCATAT